AGCTGGACGATTATAGGAATTTACACTGATGTTATTAGAAAGAATACAGCTTAAAAAAGGTGGTAAAGCTGATGGTAGACTAAAACGAGCAGGAGTAAGTGGTTACAACAAACCCAAGCGTACTCCCAATCATCCTACTAAATCACATATTGTTGTAGCTAAAGTAGGTGATAAGATTAAAACTATTAGGTTTGGTGAGCAAGGAGCTAAGACCGCAGGGAAACCTAAAGCTGGTGAGTCAGCCAAGATGAAAGCTAAACGTAAATCATTTAAAGCAAGACACAGAAAAAATATTGCCAAAGGTAAACTCTCAGCAGCATACTGGGCTAATAAAGTAAAATGGTAAAAATAATAATAGTTTTGTGTTTTTTAACAGGTTGTGTACATACACCTGAAGTAAAACAAAAAGAATGGAACGATAGATACGACCCTAACGAGTGGCGTAAACAATTTGAAAAGTGTAGAGCTATTCACTACGCTGCTTATCCTGAAGAGATAATATTAGAAGAATGGCGAAAATGTATGGACGAAAAAGATTATGGGTAAACAAATAGGTAGTGAAGAAAAGCCAATAACATTTAGGTCACCAATATATAAAAATACACACGGAAGTAAGGGTGCTAATCCCAGACCCGGATTCTATACACAAGACTATAGAGATAACTGGGATAGAATATTCGGTAAAAAGAAAGCCGAGGAGAACAACAATGACAATGATTAAAAGATGGTTAGAAAAAATAAAAAACTTTCTAGCTCCAAAGAAACAAACAACCAAGAGGAAAACAAATGTTAAAAGAACTACTAGAAAAAAAAATAAATAGTATGATTGAAACCAATGACCTTACAGACATGCAAGTCTGGGGTATTATGTGTGGTATAGGATTTATATCAGCATTTATTCTTATGTGGATTATATAATGAACAAAGGATGGTATTGGGATGATGTAACTAAACAGCTTTATAAGTGGGATGACTTAATAAAATTACTAAGAAAAAGAAATGACAATACCTCCGGAGTATCTAAAAAAGAAAAGTAAAACAATTCCATTTGGTTATGAACTAAGTGAAATAGAAGGATACTTTAAACCCATACCTAAACAACTTGAGGTTTTAAATAAATATCTTACATTAATTCGAGAGCAAAAGTGTTCTTTACGAGAAGCTTCGAGTTTAATTGAACAAGAAACAAATAGAAAACTAAGTCATGTTTCTTTAAAAAACTATATTGACAAAGGTCCGTCTTTAGAATCAAGACGTAAAAAGACTTTAGCTAAAAAGAAAAAAGAACTTGCTCAAGCAAAGAAAAAACTTAAAGAAAAAGAAAATAGATTAAAAACAGAACAAGAAGTTCTTAAAAAAGCTACAGAAAAAACAACTTCCAAGGTTGTTACTGAAGATGAGTTACAAACAACTACGTCTTCTATACAAGAAACTTTAAAAAATTCTAAAGTTATTTTTCACGCTAACGAAGGTCCACAGACAGACTTTCTTGCTGCGGGAGAAAAAGATGTTCTTTATGGTGGAGCTGCCGGTGGTGGTAAATCATATGCTATGATTATTGACCCACTAAGGTATTGCCATAAAAAAGCACATAGAGCTTTAATACTTAGAAGGTCTATGCCAGAACTTCGTGAAATGATTGACAAGTCTCGTGAGTTATACCCACAAGCATTTCCCGGTGCTAAGTTCAGAGAAGTTGAAAAGCTTTGGAATTTTCCCAGTGGTGCGAAGGTAGAGTTTGGATTCCTTGAAAGAGATGCAGACGTGTACAGATATCAAGGACAAGCCTACTCTTGGATAGGGTTTGATGAGATTACTCATTTACCCACAGAGTTTAGTTGGAACTATTTAGCTTCACGACTTCGTACTACTGACCCCTCTATTACCACTTACTTACGCTGTACTGCCAACCCTGGTGGCGTAGGTTCTCATTGGGTAAAAAAAAGATACATAGAACCTGCAGAACACAACACAAGCTTTCAAGGCACTGATGGTTTAACACGTAAGTTTATTCCAGCTAAATTAGCTGATAATCCCTACCTTGCAGAAGATGGTGTCTATGAACAAATGCTTAAATCTTTACCACCAATTCAACGCAGACAACTGCTTGAAGGTAATTGGGATGTAGCAGAAGGTGCAGCTTTTGTAGAGTTTAGCCCACAAGTACACATTATTACTCCTTTTCAAATACCTTTACCTTGGGAAAGAGTAAAAGGTATTGACTATGGGTACGCTTCAGAAAGCTGTTGTTTATGGGGAACTATTGATATAAATGATGGAACTTTAATAATTTATAGAGAATTATACAAAAAAGGCTTGACAGGAGAAGAATTAGGTGGTATAATAACAAGTATGGAACTTGAAGACCCTTTTTCGGTCTCAGGTGTATTAGATACAGCAGCATGGGCTAGGACAGGCACAACTGGACCTACTGTTGGAGAAGCTTTAATAAGAGCAGGTCATAAACTTAGACGTGCAGATAAAAATAGAATACAAGGCAAAATTCAAATACACGAGTTTCTAAAGGTTCGTGAGAATGGTAGACCAAAGCTGCAAATATTTAATACTTGCCCTAATCTAATACGAGAACTACAAAGTATACCACTTTCTAAAACGAATCCAGAAGATGTAGATACACATGCATCTGACCACGCATATGATGCATTGCGTTATATGATAATGAGCCGACCAAGAATGGAAAGCCCACTAGAAAGGATAAGAGGATTGAAACGAGAAATACACCAACCTTCTGATTCAATATTTGGTTATTAGTAATATATGGAAAAAGAAAATACATTTTTAAACGCTGATAACATTTACGAAGAAGTAGAGGGTGAAGCAGGTAAAACTCTTTCTCTTGAAGTAGAACAACGTAGTAATCTTGTTGGCATTATTAAAGGTAGGTTTCAACTTTCTGAAGATGCAAGACGTTCAGATGAATCACGTTGGTTAAGAGCTTACGAAAACTACAGAGGACTTTACAACAAGTCTGTTAAGTTTAGAGACTCAGAAAAGTCTCGTATCTTTGTAAAGATTACTAAAACAAAAGTACTTGCTGCTTTTGGTCAACTTGTTGATGTAATTTTTGGTACAGGTAAATTTCCTATTGGTATTTCTGAAACTAAAATACCTGAGGGTGAATTAGCTAATGCTCATTTAGATGTTCAAACAGGAGCACCAAGTATTGAAAGTACTATAGGTGGTGGTGAGTTACCAGATGATATTGGTAACAGAATGGATAATCCATACGAAGTAGGTTATGAAGGTGATGGCAAAGTTCTTAAGCCTGGAGCAACTTTTAATAAAGGAATTTTTTCTGATTCACTTGAAAGTAATGTAGAAGACCAGTTAGTTGAAGGCTTTAGTCCTATACCTACTAATTTAGAACTTTCTCCTGCACAAAGAGCTGCAAGGAGAATGGAAAAACTTATACATGACCAAATAGATGAATCAAAAGGTTCATCAGAAATTAGAAATGCTCTTTTAGAATCTGCTTTGCTAGGTACAGGGATTGTAAAAGGACCATTTAATTTTAATAAAAAACTTCACAAGTGGGAAACTAATGATGATGGTGAAAGAACTTATAACCCATTAGAAGTTAGAGTTCCACGTATAGAGTTTGTAAGTTGTTGGGATTTATATCCAGACCCTGCAGCTACAAGTATTGAAGAATGTGAATACATTATTCATAGACACAAACTCAACAAATCTCAACTTAGACAACTTCGTAACATGCCTTACTTTGATGAGGATGCTATCCGTAATTGTTTACAGATGGGAGCTAACTACGAAGAGAAAAGCTTTGAGTCACATTTAAAAGATGATGCAAGAGCTGACGAAGACTATCAAACAAACTTTGAAGTTCTTGAATATTGGGGAATCATGGATGCAGAGTATGCACGTGAAGTCGGTATAGAACTTTCAGATGATATTGATGATTTAGATGAAGTCCAAGTTAATGCTTGGATATGTGGTGATAGTTTACTAAGAGCAGTGGTCAATCCATTTACTCCTTATAGAATACCTTACCACG